TTCATTGCTGAATGAGCTACAAACAAAATATCCCACATACCACCAAAGTTAGAAATGACCTTTTTAGTGGCCATTTCCCACTTGGCATAATCTGGTGGTCTGACTTGATAAGTATCTTCAGACCCATCGTTATATTTAATTGTTATTTGCTGTTGCATTGTTTGCTCCCGTTTCTAGTTTTTAACTAAATGTTTCTGTAACTTCGCCCTTTGATACCTTGAATGTAAAGTCTACAGTCTGAGCATCTGTTCCAGCGCCACCAGCTGTTGGAAACTCTGGCTTAATTGGGAATACAAACTGCGCGCCTGTTGCGGCTGTTAGTGTAATGCTGATGTCTGTGTCTGGCGCTGTCTCTGCTGCCGTCCATAGAGCTTCGCATACTGAGTTAGCCTTACCCCAGTCTGCAAGCATTGATAGAGCGAACTCACCCTCGATATTTACGGTTTTGTACGCTTCGCCATCGAGTGTCTGGTATGTCTCACGGACATTAGTCTTTGTTAGTACTGCGCTTGTTGCTTGTGCTTCGATATCTGTTCCACCTGTGAAAGATAGAGAAACATCGCGCCCTGTAATTACTACGGTTGCCATTATTTATCCTTTAGTTTGTTTGTGTATAGTAGGTAGAAACTCTGATATCGGAGACCAACACATTAGAAGGGCCGACTTGAGTTACTGTTGGTTTTTCAACCGCTCCGACTGTGTACCCTGCTGGGATCACCTTCAGAACACTTATGACGAGCTGCTCGAGATTGTCGAGCGATGCAGGGTTGCTGTTATAAGCAACGGCTACAGATATAACTAAATTGATCTTAATGTGGAGCGTAGACTTGTTAATAGTCTCGAGCTCTAAATATGGTGAATCTGGAACAGTCACTACAAAAGGAACCATAGGAGCCTCTGGCACATAGGCATAGACATTGCCTGCAACGCTTGCAAAGGCTGTTGCTAAAGGCTGGCGTACTGTGTCAAGAATTGTTGATGCTGGCATTACTGCACCATTGAATCGGTATCGATAAACGCTCCGAGAAGTCCTGACACTCGATTGAACAAGCTGCGGCCTAAGCGATATGGGCTAACAGTCGTAAAGTCTACGCCTTCGATCTGTCCACCAGGAGCGATACGGGATTGGAATACTTCTACTGATACTGCTAGGACTGCTGACTCTACGGCTGCGTTTCCTACATAAGTAGAAGCGCCTGAAAGAGTTGCCAAGCCTGAAGGAATTACTTTTCTTTCGGTGATATCTGCGTTAGTAATTGCAACGGTAAAGTATCCGTTAAATTCTCTGTAAGCACCGTCTAAATAGATGCGTGAACTTGAGCGAACAATGAAATCCTCGACATCAATGTTGCTTGATTCAATAATTGTAAATGTTCCGTTAAATGGAGCACCTACGCCTGTAATGACTACGCTCTGACCATCAGAAAAGTTGTTATCGCCTAGAACGCCATATGTTGCAATGTTATCTTGCAATGTAACTGTGTCGATAGGACTTGAGTACTTGACAAGCATAGGCAAAATAACTGCCTCAGCTGTATCTATCACATCTGTTAAATAACTGTCGCTATAGAGGGAATTGGAAACGCCAAGCACAGAGCGTAATTCGGCTGGTGTGACTATTGTTGCCATTTCCAATTCCTCTCAATAAACGACTGGGGAGGCGATCGGGAGCAACCGCCCCCCCATGATTAGTTAATGGTTTTTTATGAAACCATGTAACGGTATGCGCCTGCGCCAAGCTTTGTTGCAACTGCGCCATAACCGTAGTACCCAACTTGAACTGCACCAGTTGAAATTAGGTTTGTCTGTAGTGATAGACGAGGTGACTCGTACCATGTGTAAGCATCTGGATTAACAACGATTGCTGTGTTATCTCCAAGTCCTGCTGTGTCTGTCAATGCGCGTGAAACGCGAAGGTTTAGACCAAGTAGGTTTCCACGAACTGCTGTTGCAGTTAGATCTCCGCCTGCATTCTGTGGGTTGATTGTTTGCTGGAAGATTGGACGGTTTGAACCATCGACCAAGCCCATCAATGCGCCCCATTGTTCTGGAGATACTACGATGTTCTGCGCAAATCCAAGTGTGCCCTTGTAGATTGAAACTGCTGCATCTGAAACGAAATCAGCGACTAGAGCGCCTGTTGTAAATGCTGCGCGGTTTCCGCCATCTGTTCCACCTGTGATTAGAGCGGTACCAACTGCTGCATCTGTTGCCTTTGCGTATGCGAACTCCATTTGACGAACTAGCTCTGCAAAGAATGCTGGTGAGCTGCGATCAAGTAGCTCAAGGCTGAAGGTTTGCTGGCCGATGAACTTCTGTACGCTGACTGAAACGAACGCGGCATTCTGGTCTGTTTCTGAAGGTGTACCAAATTCAGCTGCAACTGCAACTGTTGGTGCAACTGTGATCTTAGGAATTTCGAATGTCATTCCTGCATCTGGCAATGCACCGCGAGAGATTGAATCGATGAATGGACGATCAGCGTTTGAGATGCCATTGATGACCTCTGTTAGCTGGCGTGTAGGAACTAGTCCTGCGTTATCTGTGATATCTGCTGCTGCTGCAACATACATCTTTGAAGTCTCGTTGCCTAGTGAGGCACGGACTGAATGCTCGAGATAAGAAGCCTTATCCACGATTGGGTTACGAACTTTGACTGAAGTGTAAGGTGCTGTCGCAGCCTTTACTTCAACCTTAGCAGCCTCTACCGTTTCTGCGGCAGGAGCGACTTCTGGAACGGTAGTGTCTGACACTTGTTCTCCTTCTGTGGTTTTTGGTGTTTCATCCTGAACTTCGGGTTCAGAAACTTCGTTTTCAACTGCGGCTACTTTTTGTACTTCGGCTCCAGGAATTGCTCCATCTGTAACTAGGCTTACCTCGATGAGCTTTGATGCGCTAATAGCCATAACGCCATTCTTGTTATCCCAGTCCTCAACATCTACGCCAACGCTGAAATCTGAACGAAGCCCTGTAGCAGCTTCTTCTAGTGCATCGTTGCCTGCTGTTGTCTTGGCAATCTTAAATGATGCTGTGATGCCTGTTTCATCTTCTGACCATTCCATCAACTTACCCAATGGACGGGTCTGGTCATGCTGTAAAACTAACTTAACATTCTTAGAAAACTTGATTGAGTTTGGCTCAAACATTGTTGCACCAGCTGAGGTATTACCTTCAGCATTCCATTGCACGATGCGACCAGCGATAATGCGAGATTCTGCATCTGCCGCTGTTAGTGTTACTGGCATTGTTATCTTCATTAGCTGTTCTCCTTGTTATCAATCAGATCTTCTTCTTCTCGAATCTGCTCAATGCTCATCGCACCAATTCGATTAAGAATCTCGTAAACCTGTGCTCGCTGTAGTGGATCTCCACGCAAGAAATCATCTAGCGAGAAGCGAACCTCTGTAGTGCTAGACACAAAATCAGGCATAGATAGTCTTTGTTCGATTGCTGTTAAAACATATTTCATAGAGAAATCGATAAGGGCTTTACGCTCCGAAATGGCGTTGCTGTATGTCATGCTTGTAGTTTCAGCACTTACAAAGTATGCAGGAAGGTTGCAGGCGCGAGCCAATTCGAGCGCGACATATTGACGAGCTTCATTCAGCTGGAGTTTTGCGGGGTCGATGCCCAGCGCCTGCAATTCAACATCTGCATTAAGAAACGCAGTTGATTTGTTTAGTCTTGCTGTTCTCCATGACTCAAGAAGTTTTGTAATGCGCTCTGCTGGAAGATTTGTACCGTTTGACTTTAATACTTGCAAAGGTACTGGCTCTTTAGCAAATGTTTCTGCTGCTTGCTCTAATGCATGAGCTGCGCGAATTGTGCGACCTGCTCTGTTAAGCAATCCTTCATCTAGTCCGTAAAATACGACTAGTGATCCAACGCCTTGATTTGGAACTACTGAACCATCTACCTGGTAGCCAACAATCTCTGTTTGCAAATGATTTAATTTTGGTGTAACGCGATCTGGTGCAATACGAGTCCATGCGCGAACTCGTCCTGTGTCTCCGTACTGCTCCATTACTTGACCGTAGCCAATTCCATGAAGCCAGATATCTTCTGCTAACCATGCATAAATTGCAGAACCTGGAACTCGTGGATCTGGTTGATTGATTACTGCTGGTGCTGCAACATGAGATCCGTTGAGCTTTGAATAAACCTCGATTGGCAATCCTGCCAAAGTTGAGCAGATAATGTTTCTAGCGCGAGCGATTGTTGGAACAGCCATAGCTTGTCCGCGTGTCGCTGTTGATGGTGTAAAAGTAAAAGGGTTAAACGATGATGTGTTATTAAATGGAGCAGGTGTCGAAGCCGCATCGACTGTTATTTGCTCAGGCGCAGACTTCGGTAAAAAGATCTCTTTGATTCCCATTGCAGTTATTATACACTATTTTGCCTACCATTAACCTATTTGAATATCAACTTCTGTCTCTGCTCGTGTCGCAAAATGTGTCACCATTGCAGCCGATACAGCTCCACAGATGATCCCAGAGGCTTTTCTGCCCATAACCCAACCGCCATCGCCCCTTTGCAATTTAACTGCCGATAGCACTTGCTTATCTAATTCCTCTTGCCCTTCATGGACGATTCGACCGCTGGAAACCGCTGAGACAAACTCATCGCAGCTTTGTTGGTAATCTTGAGAGTTAATCTCGTAAACAGGGATTCCCGCTGGCGCTAATCGAGCTGCAACCGCACCAGCTGTTGATTTCGAGTAGGCCACATAATTAACAGGGAACTTTCGAACCCACGGAGCTATATCGTTGGCCATTTGCTTATCATCGATAGAGACTGGATTAAACCAAGTCTGCAAAAGTGCCACCATGAATCTATCGCCATCAATTCGCTGGCCAGCCACGAGACTTGCGTGTTTTCTGTCTGGACTTAAATCAATAGCCATCCAGGTATCTTTCTCACGATCAAGCTTGAAAGAATCGTCCTTGCATTTCTTCCATTCGGCTTCTGAGATAACTGGATTAATCATCGAGACAAACTGGCAAAGGATCTCTGTTCTAAATATATCCTCACGGTCTGACAAAGAATCCTTGATATTGTCCTCATGAACTGTGTGGCCTAAAGATGGGTTACTTTGATACCAGGCTTCTTTATCATCGACCGCAGCGCCAGGTTCGGCAGACCATTCAAACCAGCCAATAGAATCCTCGGCTCCTGAAGCAGCAGCTAGTCCTCGCTCTCTAAATTTAAGCAGTAAAACAGATCCAGCATGGCCAGCATTGCTATAGAAGTAGGCTTGCGGGTTTTTATTACTCATCTGAGTAAATCGCATAGATGACCAAACATCCTCTGTATCGAATTCGCGTAATTCGTCAATGTGAATCACATCTGGACCAGCAATACCTCGAGCTGCTGAGTTACCTGCTCTGATTAAGTAGCGAGCGCCATTCTTAAAGCGGATCTCCTGGCTTCCCTTAGATTCGTATTTCTTTGAGAAGTTTTCTTGCAAGATATGAGAGTCATCAATCATCTGACCTACCTTAAAAAAGATTTCAGATGAGGTAGTCAGTTTGTGAGCTGTGGCCAAGTGCATCTTCTCGCCCAGTCGGTAAATGCCAAACAAGATTCGAAGCGCCATGAATGTAGACTTACCCTGCTGGCGTGGCAGCATGATGCCCACTAGGGGATGTGCCCATCTGCCGTCTGCTTTATATTTCAAGCTCTCCATTGCGAGCAATTCCTGCCACGGTAAAAGTGGAAAGCCAATCTCTTTACAAAAGTCGATCATCTCTTGACCTCTAGAAGGTAAATCTAGGCTTGGAGACATGATTCTAGGCACTTGAGAGCCATAACGCGGTTCTACTACCCCTTCCTGCGCCTGTGTAAGCCCGATAGAGCCGTTTTCAGCCGTCATAGGGCATCTTCATCCTTTTCGAGCCGATAATGGCTTGATGACTCGTTTTTGGGGTAAAAAGAACCAT